CTGGACAGGCGCCACCTAGCACCAATTGGGCAGTGTGGCTTATCCTGGCTGGTAGAGGTTTTGGCAAGACTCGCATCGGCGCTGAGTGGGTTCGATACCTAGCTGAGAACAAGCTTGCCACTCGTATCGCAATAGTTGCTCGTACTGCATCCGACCATGTAAAGACTACCATCGAGGGAGAGTCCGGTATCCTAGCCGTATCGCCGCCATGGTTTAGACCGCGCTACATTCCGAGTAAGTGCCAGCTAGTTTGGCCGAATGGTGTAATTGCTCACACATACACCGCCGACGAACCGGATAACCTTCGCGGTCCTCAGCACGATGCAGCGTGGGCCGATGAGGTTGCCGCCTGGCGATACGAGGACGCATGGGACCAACTGATGTTCGGTCTGCGTCTCGGGCGCAATCCTAGAGCGGTTGTGACGACTACACCTCGACCCAATAAACTGGTCAAGGGTTTGCTTTCGTCCCAAAACACAGCTATCACTCGTGGCTCGACGTACGACAATAAAGCCAACCTAGCCCCTACATTCCTAGATCAGATTGTCAAAAAGTACGAGGGCACCAGACTTGGCCAGCAAGAGCTTTATGGTGCGGTGCTTGACGATAACCCGGGAGCACTCTGGACCCGTGCGGTAATCGAATCTGGCCGCGTAAAGAAGCATCCTCGACTCACGCGTATCGTTATCGGCGTTGACCCCGCTGTCAGTGCAAACGAGACTTCTGACGATACCGGAATCGGTGCGGCTGGACTTGGCATTGACGGTGAAGTTTACATCCTCGATGACGCAACCGAGATCATGGCCTCGCCTCATGTATGGGGTAAAGCCGTGGTCGCGTGTTTCGATAAGCACCGAGCTGACCGTGTGGTTGCCGAAGTCAATCAAGGTGGCGACTTAGTAGAGTCGAACATACGAACGCAGCGCGCATACATCCCAATTAAAAAGGTGCATGCGAAAAAGGGTAAGGCGCTCCGGGCCGAACCGGTTGCTGCATTGTACGAGCAGGGTAAGGTGCATCACGTTGGATGCTTCCCTGAACTCGAAGATGAGATGTGCGACTGGAATCCGACACTGGCAAACCAAAAGTCACCCAATAGGATTGACTGGATGGTTTATGCGGTGACGGAGTTGCTTCCGGGTATTGCATTGCCACCCGATGACCTCGACCTCGACATCTCAACCCTAGTCCGACGCTATCACTCTCCGGTTGCATCATGAGACGCGACGACCCAATGATAAACGAGTGCGCCGACTATCTCAGACCGCGCGGTCGAGGTGTGGTTGAGTACTCCACTCCAATCGGATCTGGAAACGTTCAAGCCGAGCGCGATGTCGATTCGGTATGCGATGCGTTTTTGATTCCGTATGCCACGGTGGCTAACCCCGTAAAGTATAACCATGTGGCCATTCAAAACGAAACCGAACCGATTCGACGTTGAACTAGCTGAAGTAAAAGCACTCACCGAATCGGCACTGACTACAGTTTCAAGTCCGCTCTATCAAGTCTCGGATATCACCCTCGCGCCTCCGATTGACCCGCCGATACCGCAAGAGGTCAACGAGCAATCGATATACGCTCGGCCACCTCAGATTGATAAGTTCCCCGTCGTTATCGGGGCGAACCTTACCGGGCAATACGTATCGAATGCGTTCAGGCTTTGCAATTCCGGATGGCGATATCAGTACGTTGACCTGCTCGATGAGTTACTCGAAAACGACCCCGATACCCGTGCGGTAGTTCGTGCTAGAGTACTGGGAGTGGCGTGCGGTCGATACACAATCGAACCCGCTGAACTAGGACAGAACGCAACCGATAGCGAACGTGAGCTAGCCAAAACAATCGCAGCTGACTTCGAGGTCGAGTGGGTCAACATACCGTTTCTAACTCAGCGACTGCAGCAACTCGCGTGGGCTGATTGGTACGGACTTGCAGCGTTAGAGATAAAGTGGGAGCATCCACAATCGTCCAGATGGGAGATTGCTGAACTTTCCTTTATTCATTCGCGACGCCTAAACCTGACCAATCCGAACTCGTGGGACGTTTACGTTTACGACCAAGGCCTAGTTGGTCCGGGTCCCAATAACATGGGCCCGACTACTGGCGTGTATGGTTTGCCAGTCTCAAAGTATCCCGGAAAGTTCATTGTTCATACCCCCGCACTAAGTGGGCAGTATCCGACTCGCGACGGTGAGGGCCGTTACGTTGCGTTCTTCATGTTGCTAAAGCGCATGGTTGAGCGCGCTACCGCTCAAGACTTCGAGCGCGTGATTCGTCCGTGGGTAATCGGCTACTTCAATCGCAAGAATCAGGAAGGCAAAGAGCTTCCGGTTGCTGACAAGTTAGACATCGCGCTATTACAGAGTGCACTTCAAGCGCTCGGTTCTGGCTCGATGAATTCTGCGGCGCTGCCCAACTCAGTCAAGATTGAGTTGCTAAAAGCCGCAGCTGCAATGTCTGCGTCTGAGTTCCTATCGTTTCTCAATCGGTCAATCGCCAAGGCTCTACTCGGGCAAGCGTTCACAACCGAACCGGGACCGAATGGGAACATGGCTACTGCTGAAGTGGCCGACAAGAACACCGGTAAGATTCTCGAGTACTCGGTCGATGCGCTCTGCGATACGTTGCGCGCGCACATGGCAGTCCCATGGTTGCAACTGAATCACCCCGGCGTATCAAAACGATTCGCACCTCGAATCGTTGGCAATGTTAGCGACCTTCCGAAGCCCGCTGAACTGATGACGATGGCAGCACAGGGCGCACGAATCGATATGCCTATCGATATCGATGACCTGGCCGCACGAACGCACCTCAAGATACTCGAAGCGGACGACACAACTGGACGGCGCACTCGAATCGTTAGCGAAAAGGCTGGACCTAATCCAACCGACGATGGCGAGCCACTGCAACAGAAAACGGACGGCGCCAAACCGGAACCCGGCAAGCTAGTTCCTATCAACGGTAAACCTAACGCGGCGCCATCGGTAGCTGCTCAAAAGAACACTAAGGACAGACTCTAATGGCTACAGCACTCACTCTTCCCGTTGCCGCTCAACTTCAGTTACCAGACGTTGCCGCTGGTGCGATTCTCAGTATCGCAAACCAGATTCAGGGTGGTACGGTTACGCTTGTTGCCGGAACTAAGACCGTTAGCGCGGGCATTACGATTACCGCCAACAGTCGCATTATCGTCAATCGCACAGTGCAGGGCGGAACGTCAACGGCAGTGGCCGAGTACGATGTTACCACGCAGACCGTTGGCGCCCCCGGAACCGGCGCGTTTACGGTTCAAGCCTCTACTGTGGCCGGTACGATTGTGAATACCGATACGTCAACGCTGGCGTACATCATCATCGGATAAGCCATGCAGTCATGGTCAGACCCCGCGCGACGGTCAGAGACGGTAAACATATCTGCCACCGACCACACGTTCGCAATCAAGTCGATTAGCGAACTTCACAACGCAACGGCAGCCGGTGGCACTGTTACGGTTAGGCTAGTTGGCGATGCGGCAGATTCAGTCTGGTATATCCCATCGGGCTGGACAATCTACGGAATGTTCTCGATTGTGCGTAAGACGGGCACATCACTAGTTGCCGCCAATGCACTACTCGGACTGAGTTGTCATTCGTCGGATTCGTAATGCCGTCAGTACTCGATATCGGCGTCGGTGATGTTCACACTCCCGGCGCCATCGGTTCAAAACCAAAGGGCCACAAGATGGCAACCATCACTACCAAGCAACGCAAGGCGCTGCCATCGGGTAAGTTTGCGGACCCATCAGAGCGCAAGTATCCCATCCAGGATAAGGCGCACGCTGATAACGCGATGGCCAGACTAGAGCAGCAAAAGGATTCGCTGTCACCCGGCAAGTATCGCTCAATCAAAGCTCGAATCAAAGCAGCTCAACGCAAGTTCGGTGAGACACCCAAAACGACTCGCGGTGGGTTCAAGTTTCGGATGAGCAATCCGGATGGCAGTCGAACGGTTATTCATCACCAGATGAGTGCCGCGTTCGACTCCGAGACCGGTAAGCTCTACACGTTCACGCCACTCGATAAGTCACAAGCGCTTTCAACCGGCGACGACAATAAGCGGGTTTGGATTCAAGTCGCTCGAACTGGCGCATGGGCTGGCCATCCTCAGGGTGCGTTTCAGATTACCACGGCCACGCTCGATGCGATGGTCCAGAACTTCTACGGTCAGCAATTCGGTCGACTACAATGGGACTTTGACCATTACAGCGCAATGCCAGCGAACAGCGGCAACCTGCCTGTCACCGGCAAGCCCGCGCAAGGTTGGGCGTATGACCTCAAGCGAGAAGGCGACAAGCTATTCGCTCTGACTGAATGGCTACCGCTTGCTCGCGAGTACATTGAGAACGACCAGTACGGTGGCGTCAGTCCGGTCATTGACTGGAATGGTCGAGACCGAGTAAGTGGCAAACCAATCGGTCCGATACTCACGTCGTTTGCTCTGACCAATCTACCGTTTCTCACCGGCATGCAACGGCCTATCGCGGCAAGCATCAATGGTGTTGAGCGATCCGCAAAAGGCCTTATGCCACTACACGAAGTCACGAACGATAAGGCACAGCAATTGGCCTACACTTGGATGTCCAATGCCGAACTACTGCCACGACTGAAGTCTGCATTCGGTCTGCATGAACTCGCGACCGCGCAACATGTGTCAGATGCGTTGTGTAACCTAGGACTGCATCTCGATGCGGTCGATGGTGACGCAACCGCTAAGCACGAGGGCATCGACCTGACAACGTACGTCGGCAAGTTGCGCGAGCTTATCGGTGACAGTGAAGGAATGAGCGCTGTTGAGCTTATCCAATTCGTTGACAAGGTGCTCGATGAGTACATGAAGGCCAACGGGATTGAAGACGACGATAGGGACGATGACGATGACACTGACGCAAGTGACATCAATGGCATGTTTTCGGACAACACCGAAGCAACAGCCGCGAGCCTCGAAGGAATACCAATGACAGAACCAGTTACCCCAGCGGCCACTGTTGCCGTAGAGCCAGTTGCCGAAGTGGTAGCTGAGGTCGTTGCCGATGTTGTGCCGGAAGCTACGGTCACAGCTGCGAGCGCCGCACCAGTCGAACCCAGTCCAGAACTAGCCGCGCTAACCCTCAAGGTTGCAGAGTTGGTGGCTGTCAATTCAGCTCTAACGGCTCAGGTTGCTGCCCTTGAGGCAAAGACCCATGAGACCAGCGAAAGCGCTCTGGGGCTCGAAGTAGACGCTGCAATCGTCACCTATAAGGACAGCAAGGGACTCACGCCCGAACTCCGGCCTCACCTGCTGTCGATGCTCAAAGCGACGCCCGATGCTTTCCGCGCAACCTACCCAGCGGTCGAAAAGGACAAGCAGCACCTACTGCTCGACCTGACCAGCCAGCGAGTGGATGCGGATCAGCCAAACGAGATTGTTGTCGAGGAAGCGCCGAACGATGACGCTCGAATCGTGGCACTCGGACTCAACGGCATCACTCGCGAACTACAAGCACAGAACGCCGGAATGGCCCTCGGTGCTGCACAACTCAAAGCGGAAAAATTGCTCCGTCATGCCCGACAGGGCGCACGTAAGTAAGGAATTAATTAGCCAATGGCTACTACCAACGTTCAGATTGCTGAAGGGCCCGATACCAATTCAATCGCGGTCTACAATACGTCAACCACGACCGACATCCCCGCCTATCGCGCGGTGATTATCGACGCGTCGAACATCCTCGACAACGCACTGACGAAGAATCAGATTGCGGTCACGCTCCCAACGGATACCACGAACCCGTCGGTTATCGTCGGCTTCACCCGCACGATTATCCCGGCACTCGGTACCGGTCGCATGATTCCAACCGGTCCCGTTACGCTCGCCGTTTGCAAGGGCGCAGTAACCGGCGGAACCGTGGTTGATAACTCTGTCACCGCTTCTTATACCGGCATGGTTGCCACGCATACCGCCGGCAAGAATCAATGCGGCATCGCCCTAGCTACTGGTGCGGATGGCGACACCATTCCAGTCCTCCTCGCTGTTGCCGTCAACGCGTAACCAGTACGCCTTAGACTTCATTCGGAGATTTACATGTCAGACGAAAACATCGTCCCGCTTACTCACGCTACACCCAAGCCCGGCCAGTCACTGTCCGCGCAACCTACGCATGTTGATATCCAGTCCGGTCACATCTTTGATGCGGCTGGTAACTCTGTCGGGCAGTGGACTCCGATGGATACCGACGAGCAGAACAAGGCGCTCGCCACGTACGCTGCATCGCGCGCGGCCCGCAACACGGCTTGCAGTATTGCCGCTAACGGTATCGCAAAAGACCGCGACATCGTTCTCGACCAAGCCCGTTCCGTGATTGCGCTCTCGGGCGCAAACGATGAGCAACGCGCACAGGCTCTGGACGTTGGTATTTCCGATGTGCATATCCCGTCCGCGATGCCGAACTTCGTTACCGGTTACAAGAATGAGGGCTTCGTCGCTGACGTGTTTAGTCCTCCGCTCGTTGTGGCCAAGCAGAGCGACTACTACTACCAGTACGATAAGGCTGATGCGTATCAGCGTGCCATCCCGATTGCGGGAGCACCCGGCGCACAGGTCAATGAGGTCGTTCCTCGTTTCAGCTCGACTCAGTACAAAACTATTCAACGAGCAATCGGCGGATTCGTTCCTACTGAGGTCGAGGAGAATCAGGATTCGGCGCTCAAAATCAAGCAAGGCACGATGCGGCGCATGGTCAACGCGGTCATGCTCGAACGTGAGTTGCGGGTAGCGAGTCTTGCGCGTACGTCCGGCAACTGGAGCAGTGCCACTACGTTGCTCGCTGGTTTCCAGTGGAACGGTGGCGCATCGAGTGACCCCGTAAAGGATATCAATAACGTTCAGGAGGCTAGCTACGGCAAGGTTAGCGGCATGATTCTTTCAGAGAAAATCTGGAATGCAATGCGCCGCAATCCCGCAGTTCGCAGCTACTACACCTACTCGGGCTCGGCTCCCGGTATGGTGACCGAAGACCAACTGATATCTCTTCTGCAACTGCCCGTCGTTTACGTGGCACGCGGCAAGTACATCAAGTCCGATGGTACGCTCGACTACATCTGGGGCAACGACGTTGTGTTGTTCCGTAGCCCCGAGCAGATTCCACCTATGGATCAAGAGGACGTTGCGACTTCGTACACGTTCCGATTCGGTCTCGGTGGCACGGGTACTCCGGATGCGGCCGGTCTAGCTGGTTCCGGCGCTGGATTCATTGTTCGCCAGTTCTTCAATCAGTACCGCGGCGCACTCGGTGGCGCGCAGATGGTTCTCACGCATTCCGATGCGGAGAAGATGACCTCCGCGTACATCGGTAACCTGCTCATCAACGCTTACCAGTAAGCGGAATAGGGACGGGAGTCGCGCCCCGTCCCTTGTTACGACGGCAGCACGTGGCCTTACGCGTGCACCCTTGGAGGTACAATCTTTATGGCTCAGACTCAAACAGTACAATCGTCAACTCCGGCAACAGAACGCACCTATCGAATCCGAATGAAGCCCGGATGCGGCAAGATGCTCATTGCTCGTAAGTGGGAAAAGCGTGACGGAACCATCGCGGATGTTGTTCCGTTGAACGCAGAAGACCGGATGACACCGGTTGATGAGTGGCTACTTGAACGTGGTGTTGACGCGAATGGCCAGCCCACTGAAGGTCCAATCGCTACCGTACCCGAGTCCTCAATCAAGAGGTTCCTCGGCGCCAACGGTAATCCGTCGCGAGTGGTTGACGGCTACCAGATGGTAAAGATGCACGGCGATGTTGCGCAGGACGAACGCACTGGCGAACTGATGCCCTCGCGAGCCACGTACTCACCGGCACTCAACCCAGGCGCATTCAGCGACTGCACTTTCGAAATCGTACGGGACTAAGGAATCGACATGGCGCTAATTACTGCAGCCGACCTACGTAATGCACTCGGCGCTGCTACGTACATGGCGCTATTCGATGAGGAAACAACCGGCAGTATCAGCGACGTTGACGCATCCGCGGCAGTGTTGATGGTACTGCGACGCGCTCACATTCGTTGCATATCGTGGCTCGGTACTAACTACGCAAAGATACCGAAGTCAACCGACAACGATATCTCTGACCTGCTTATTGACGCGGAACTGAATTATGCAATCGGCCTAGCCTACGATAGGCACCCTGAATACGTGCGCGCTTATGGTGCCGACTCGCAACGCAAGAACGCATACGACCTGGCCGAGCTTACGATGATGCGCATTCAAGAGGCCATCCTAAAGCTAGTCGATTCACCGAGCATGGCCGAACCGCTAAACGTTGGCGGTCTCGTTATCGATGGCGGTCAGCGCGTGTTTCTTGATGGCTCAACCGGTCAACGCAACTCGGGCGACTTCTAACCATGTCAGACCTTCTCGGCAGTGTAACAGTACCGGTTGGGATAACTAACCCAGCTGGCGACCCATTGCGAGAAGCACTCGGGTCGTTTACTCAAGCCGCATTGCGATATCACTGCTCGGCTGCGTGGGCTCCAATTGGCGGCGGAACTAACGTCTGCGAACGTTACGATACCAATGACCCGTCAGACAATACGTTTCACACTTCAAAACTTCCTTGCTTAGCGGTCTTTCGTGATGACCGCAATCGTAAGACGATAATGGTTACCGATGACATTGGTTATCGTGAAACCAACATCGTTATGCTCTGGATTCCACAGGTAGCGGTTCAGAAAGATAAAGCCACTCGCGAGTCGTTTTTTCAAGCGATTGAGTCGGCGCTTTCCGTTGCGTTTTTACGTGGACGGGTGCCAACGTGGATTGTGCCTGGTGATACGGACACATCGTCATCGTATCGCGGTTCGCACATTGGCAATCAACTCGGACTCTACCGACCTATTCAGCGGTCAGACTTGCGGTTCGATGACCACATACTGACCATTGAGATGCTCGATGCGCCACCTCGGAAATATCCGGGACTGCGCATCATGCTTACGCTGCAAGAGGGCATCTACCTCGACCCAGCAATTGGTAGCTTCACCTCGAAGCTCGCCACTGAGGTCAGCGCAAGCGGCATCGTGTGGCAAACAATCAACGGGTAAGGTAGAGATGAAACGCAACAAGTCAGCAATCAAATACGAGCGCGCATATAAACCACGAGCGCATTCCGATTCGTCGTTCAGACACTTAGCGTTTGACGATACGAACCACGCAACGGTTTCGAGTGTGCTTGGCTTGAGCTGCTCACTTAAGGTCGGTACACCTGAAGCGGTTTGCTTAATGGCGCGCATCTTTACGAACCAAGTAGCGGCATAGCCATGCTCTCAATCGATATCGACACCACTGAGTTGCGTCGAAAGATTGCAGCCTCAAGGGTCGCTATCGAACACGATATGATGCGCGCGGTGAATTCCGCGAGTGCCACCTATGTCGAGCGCGCTAAGCAAGGCGAGTTCAAAGACAAGAGCGGCGACCTGCGACGTAGCATTAGCTATACGCTAATCGGTTGGCAACGCGGTGGCTTTTGGAATAAGGTCACGACTGGCGTGCCGTACGCGCTATTCGTCGAGGAACCGACTAAGCCGCATTGGATTTATCCGAAGGCCGGATACAACGCGCCAACTGGCTCACTCATGCCGGGTCAAACTAGACGCGGACGTGGCCCTGGACCTCACGAGCATGTAGTCGGTCGCGGTCATGCGTTACGTTGGGTTGATGGTAGCGGCGAACACTTTGCGTCACGCGTTTATCACCCTGGCACTGCCGGGTTTCACTTCATGTTGCATGCCGGCGACTGGGCACGCATTCGACTAATTCAAGAGCTGCACGGGAACTTCATCTCGCTGCATTCAGTTTGGACTCACTAATGATTGCACCTAAAACACTAATGCTCGTCGCTAATCCTTGGGCGGCAATTGACGAGCAGGGACGGCCATGTGGAGCTTGCCCTAGAGACCCGGTTGAAGATAACGGCGCCCTTGGATACGTTGGCGCGCGACTAGAGGCGAAGCTAATCAAGGCCGGCTCATACAAGCGAGTCGGGAATAAGGACGTGATTCTTGAGCATCCCGAACATGACCGAACTTGGGTTTTCGCTACTGAACCTGTACGTGTACCAAACACCGGGTTCTATCGCGACCGCGCTGGAAAGTCTCCGTATGAGCTATTCCCGGGCGACACGAAGACTGCTGCTTACCTTGGCTATCGCGACTTTGTGTCTGCGGAAAAGCTGATTGCTGAACATCGCGCATTGCGAATTGCAGAGTTTGATGCTCAACACGGCGAAGGGTCGTGGCAAGAACTCGAAGATGAGCGCAATCCAAAACCAGTGGTTGAGACTACTCCCGCTGATGAGACTGTCATCGTTACTGAATCTGTCAGTGACGACAAGCCCGCAAAACAGCGCGGCAAATCCTAACTTACCAGGAGTATAGATGTCCTCATCTATCATGATTCTCGGTTGGACTTCCGACGATAAAGTCCCCGGCGTATATGCCGAAACCAAGTTCGGTCAGGGGCGTCTATCTGTTGGCTCATTCCCGGTCAAGGTAGTTGTTACCGGAACTAAGCTCGCTGATGGTTCCGCTACACCCGACCAAGATATCGTTCCAATCTATAGCTCTGATGACGCAATCGCGAAGCTCGGCGTTGGCTCTACCGCTACACGTCAGTGCTTGGCTGCATTGCAAATCCCCGGTGTGAATCTTTACGCGGCCCCTCCCGTGGTTGCTGCAAGTACTCCCGCGTATGCCACGATTACACTGGCATTCGGCGGCACGTGGACAACGAGCGGCCCTATCAAGCTTTGGATTGGTGGCGAGTACGTAGAGGTGAACGTCGGCGCAACTCAGGTTACGACTGACGTTGCTACCTCTGCTGCACTGCAGGCGAACGCACTCCCGAACGGTGTCGCGGATGCCACTGTATCGACTAGCTCGATTGTTGTAACCGCGAATAACATCGGCACGCAGGGCAACGCAGTAACCGTTTATTGGGACCTGTCAGCCGCTCCGACTGGCCTTACCATTACTCCGACTGGTGGCACGATGCTGCACAGTAGACTGTACCGTCTGCTTGGTGGTAACGGAACCGAATCGCTCGCAAACGTCGTTGCTCTCCTCAAGACCGACACGTTTGATTACATTGCCGCGGCTCAGGTCGACGCAACGAATCTCGGGCTACTCAATACGCACATGTCGAGTGAGGCGGGACCAACCATCTCGCATCTTGAGCACATGGTTTGCGCGACGAACGGTAACCTGGCAGCTGCAACCGCACTCGCCGGAACGTCACTGAATTCGTATCGCGCTTGTGTGCTTTGGTACGAAAACAGCGAAACGCATCCGTCTGAATTGGCCGCTACCGTTGGCGCTATTCGTAACGTAGTCGAGCCCACTTCGCCCAATTACAACTACGACGACTTCCCGATTCCAGGCGCAGTTCCGCAGCGCTATCCAGCTGACAAGCCATTGCACGCGACACTGAAAGCGGCGCTCAATAATGGCGTGACTCCGCTTGTTGAAAAGAACGGCGCAGTCTGCATTGTTCGCGGTATCGTATCGCATTGTCTGAACGGTTCGTCTCCCGATTACCGTTGCCTCGACTGGGGTGACGCAATCGTACCAGACCGCGTGAGCAAAGAGCTTAGCGCCGAGTGGATTGGCGTATTCAAGGCTGCGAATCCGTGGGTTGGCGCCGATGCGGTTGGTTCCGAGAAGGACCCCGTTGAAGGTGTCGGTACGCCGAACAAGTGGAATTCGTCTGTCTATGGCCAGCTGAAGGGATTCGAAAAGAACCTCTGGCTGCAAGACGTTGACGCGAACATGCCCACGACTCAGTACGATAGTGATAGAGCTGCTCTAGTTTGCGCAGTGCCACTGATCGTCCGTAAACAGCAACACGCAATCGGAATCAGCGTCCGTCAACAGGCCGCGTAAGGACTAACAGATGGCGACTACTCCCGATATTGTAAAGGTTTGGAACCTCTACGTCGACGGCAGCAAGATTGGCACCGGCACAAGCACTGAGATATCTAACGATGCTCCCGGTGAACTGCAGATTACTGCTGATGGCGTGATTGCGCGTGCTCAAGGTGTTGCGACTTCCAAGGTTACACTCAATACAGTTACCACGTTCGGCGGCAAAGCGAATACGCAAAAGCTACTGCTAGCACTGCTCAACAATACTCCGCTCAAACTCACCGCCGGTGTTATTGACGGCAAGATTGAAGAGTACTATCCAATGTGGTGCCACTCGCGCAAGTTGAGCGGCGACTTCGCATCCGGTAAAGCGACTGG